ATGAAACTACCAAAACCCATCCAACGCGGGTCAAGTTGGCGCATTACTGTGACTTTCCAAAAAAAGCGCTATTCAGTCACTAGAGACTCTGCAAAAGAATGTGAGATTTGGGCGATGGATAAATTGTCCGAGCTCCGGTCCGGTAAAAAAGCAAACGAACAGGGTGAAAAGCCTAAATATCTTTTTAGAGATTTATGCGCAAAATATTATCAAGAACATGGTCGGCATATGCGATCTGCACGAACCATCAATTTCAAGATTAAAAACCTTGATCGTATTGCGCCAAACTTGGCAGACAAGTCTATTTATGATTTTAAACCTGCTGATATTGCAGAGTGGCGGAACAACAGAAAAAAAGAAGTTAAGGTGGCAACGCTTAGAAATGAACACGCAATTTATTCAGCCGTGTTCACATATGCCATGAAAGAACTATTTTTAATTGAGCCTAATGAATGGCATTCGGTTACGATGCCAGGTAAGGAAAAATCAAGAAGTCAGCGGATCACAGAAGAAGATCAAGCCTTGATGCTTAAATCATTAAGCTGGGATGGAACCACAACACCTGAAATATCACGCCACTATGTTGCATGGGCCTTTCTATTTGCTTTGGAAACAGCAATGCGTCAGGGTGAAATCCTTGCCATGCAAAGACAAGACATTAAAGAAGGTTTTGTGCATTTACCCGTGACGAAAAACGGTGACTCCCGAAACGTACCGTTATCTAAAGAAGCGAAGCGGCTCTTAGCATTACTTCCGAAAACCAATAAGCAGCTTGTGCCACTCGATAAGGACAGATTCTGTGCAACATGGATGCGAGCCAAGAAAAGAGCAGGGCTACCGCATATTAATTTCCACGATTCAAGACATGAAGCGATTACAAGAATGGTCAAGGTTCGGAAATTGCCAGTTGAAGTATTAGCCAAGATCACTGGTCATAAAACTATCTCGATGCTGGTGAACACTTACTATAA